CAAACTCAGCCGCGCTGCGTCCGTATTTGCGAAAAACCGCTTTGTCGGCTTCGTCGTTCCATCCGAAAGGGTTCTGAGCAGACATGGCCACGGGCTGTTCTGTCTTCAAACCGAGGCTTTCGCGTACTTCATCACGGGTCATGATGCCAGCGGTGAACAGCTGCACCGCATCTTCGCCCGCAGGTTCGGCGGCAATGGTGTATAATTCGCCTTCCTGACCTGTTGCGTTAAACATGGTGGTCAGCACTTTGTCCATCTGCGTCCGTTTAGGCGCAACGTATGCACGGTCAAACACCTCGTATGCTTCTTTCAGTTCGTTACGCCCACCTAATGCGCCCTCAACACGAACACCAAACAGCATCGGGGAAGTTACGCGGTGTGCGTAGAAGATGTTATCCCGGACGGTTTCGGAAAGTTGCAGGTATTGTTTGTCAAAGTCGCCCGGCATCAAGTCCACAACCTGCAAAGGGTCTTCGCCCTTCTCCATCCAACTGATTAGAACGCCGTTGGCGTTTTCCGTGCCTGTGGTGTTTGCTTTAAACTTGCGGTCAAATTCAGCTTTGATGTCTTCAGTCGGTTCGCCTTTGAAAATCTGTATGATTTTGCCGAGGCTGAATCCGTTTGAAATATTGTTGTAGTGAAAGTCGGAAATCTTCGTATCAATTTCGATATACGTGCGGGCCGGATACCAGTCAGGCAAAGGGTAAACGCCTTCACCTGCCCTGTACTGCTTGAACCACAGAACTTGTGTACCTCCGGGCTTTTCCAAATCAAACGCGGGAAATTCCAAACGCTCTTCGCGCTTGTCGTTCCAATCGTCGGAATACCACACCTTCGATGCGTCCTTGTTTACCCGGCACTTATCGAAAGGCAGATGATACCAGTATAATACACGTGTTCCCGGTGCGTTCCAAATGGCCTGGAAAGCAAAGCCGCCGAAGTTTTCCAAATCCATCGCAGCCTTGTACTTAATGTCCTGCCAGGATTCGTAAGGGTTGGCATAATCAAGTGCTTTTTGCGCGCCTACCTTTTCCCCGACCGTACCCTCCACACGCACCGCCGTTTCCTTGCCCGCGATAAAGTGCGCCTTTTGGGTCACTATTGCATTATGCAGCGAACTGCTGTTGTATAGGTCAAGTATAACCGCCGGGAAGTTGTTTCGTTGCCCGTATTCGTACCACTCCTGACCCCTTGCCTCTTTGAATTTTGGCGGTGGCTGAACGGCAAAGTTTATCCTCTGAAATTCTACTTTCATTTTATTTTCAATATGCCCGTTTCAACGGACTGGTTTGCTAATGTTGGGTCTGTATTTACCGCGCTTGACTGGGCGTAAATCGTGTATTTGTATTCGCCCTTTTCCCATGTCGAACTTTGCGCTGTGGTTATGTTGAATTGATTGTACCTTGTAGGAAAGCTGCTCAAATCCGTGACGATTAAATTGTAGGTGATGTCACGTTCTTCGCGGTTGTTCAATGACAGCAGGAAATAATACGGAGGATTAAGGGTTACTTTCTCCGTTGCCGTTACATACAAGGTGCTTAACTGCGTGGTGTCAATGATGAGCATTTCCTATAATGGGAAAACTTGCTTTTTGTCGTAACTTTGAATATGCGTTATCCAAAATCGTGGAATGAAGTAAATTTAGCGCAACTGCATGAACTTGACCTGTTAAGGCAGCGTACCGACCTCGACGCTGAAGAAATCATGAATCAGATTCTTTCGGTACTGAGTAATGAACATATCGAAAAGATAGAGGAGTTGCCGCATAACGAGCGCATTGCTGCCTATCGCAAGCTGACCTTCCTGAACGAGTACCCTTCAAAAAAGCCAAAGCGCAAACGGTTCAAGTTGGGCGGAAAGTGGTATCGCATCGTAACCAATCCCGCTGAGGTGAGTGCAGGCGAATATGCAACGCTTCAGGTAGTGGCAGCCGATGGCAAGTTCATCCAAAATATGCCACAGGTGATTGCCTGTTTGATGATTGAACAGGAAAGAAAGTGGTTCAGGTGGAAAGATGTACGGTATGATAAATCACGCAGTGCGCAGGAATTTCAGCGTAAAGCGCAATTAGTCAGTCAGAAAATGCCAGTCGGGCAGGCGTACCCTTACGCGCTTTTTTTTTCGAATCTCTTGCCGGAATTATTGAAAGCTTCCCTCACCTTTTTCCAACAGCAGGAGAAGAAGTTGAGGAAGCAGGCAATGACTGGTTAGGAATGTTTTATCGCATGGCAGGGAAAGACTTAACGAAGATGGATGCTGTTATGGCAATGCCGCTGATGGAGTTCTTCAATTACGCTGCCATGCTGAAGACCATCGACAAAGAACGCGCCGACCGCCTGAACAAGGCAAGCAAGTTGAGTTATGAGGCGTACATGAGTGCATTAATGGGTGAATTGATATGAAGATAAAGTACAACCGCCCACCCCTTGCACCTTATCAAATCGCTATTCTTGACAGCACGGCGCGTTATACCGTGACCGCTGCATCCACGAAGGCGGGCAAGACCGCATCGCACATCGTTTGGCTGTTTGAAAAAGCGTTGCAGGGAAAGAAAGGGCAGTCCTTTTGGTGGGTTGCTCCGGTGTATGGTCAGGCCGAAATCGCGTTCAGGCGTTTCAAGCAACAATGTTCTGAGCGGCTGTTCGATGCCAACGAAAGCAAACTGCGCTTGACCTTGCCAACGGGCGCGATGATAGAATTTAAGTCTGCAGAAAAGCCTGACAACCTTTATGGTGACGATGTTTATGCTGCTGTCTTTGATGAGTTCACACGCGCCCGCGAAGAAGCCTGGTTTGCGCTGCGTTCTACCCTGACCAAAACACGCGGGCAATGCAAGCTAATCGGTAACGTGAAAGGCAAAAAGAACTGGGGTTATCGGTTGGCAGAACGCGCAAGGCAGGGTGAGGAGAATTACGAGTTTCACAAAATAACCGCTTGGGATGCGGTAAACGCTGGCATTTTGGAACGCGAAGAAGTGGAACAGGCAGAACGTGACCTTCCCGCGCACGTTTTTAAGGAGTTGTACCTTGCCGAACCTGCAGATGATGACAGCAACCCTTTCGGATTAGACCACATTCGGTCATGTATCGAACCTTTAGCGCAAGGCCCTGTTGAATGGTACGGCATTGACCTTGCAAAATCCCGAGATTGGACGGTGATAATTGGACTAAATCAGTCCAAAAAAGTAGCCTTCTTTGAGCGTTTCCGGTTAGACTGGAAGGCAACACGCGACACCGTGCAGCGAATTGTTGGCAGAACGCCTGCGGTAATTGATAGCACGGGCGTAGGCGATCCCATTGTAGAAGACTTGCAGCGGGTTTGCCCCCGGATTCAGGGTTTTAAATATACCTCTACGAGTAAACAGCAAATCATGGAAGACCTCGCAGGCGCAATCCACGGGCGGGAGGTAGTGTTTCCTGATGGCCCTATAGTCGATGAACTGATGAACTTTGAATGGACGCACACAAGGACGGGCATAAGCTACAATGCGCCAGAGGGGCTGCATGATGACTGCGTAAACGGGCTTGCTTTGGCTTTGCATTGCAGCCGAGTAAACAAGAAAGGATTATTTCTGCTCACATGAAAACACCAATCGAAATCCTCGCCTCCGAATCATGGCCCGCGATGGTCTGCAAGAAATACAGTCCCGCGCATTGGAAAGACCTTCAGCAAGAATTGTTCCTACTCATTGCCACGGAGTTGAGCGATAAGGCAGCACGGGCGCATGAGGCAGGGTATTTTGAGTTCTTCTACATCAGATGCGCCGCGAACCTTTGCAAGCCAAATGACCGGATAGCTAAGTTAAACATCGGCACAGACAGCATTGAGGGTTGGGATATTGCCGAGGAAGAAGACGAATGGCGGGAACGGAAGGAAGCGGATGTTCAGGAGAAATTGGATGCGATAGCAGCGGTGCAAAGCCGTGAGCCGTGGTATGAAAGTAAGATGATGGAGTTGTATTTATCGGGAATGAGTATGCGCAAAATCCACCGCCTGACTGGCATTGCGCTGAATGAGGTGAGCAGGGTGATTAATGACTTTCGGGCGAAGTGCCGTGAGGAATATCAGTAAAGCAAAAAGGCCACCCCGAAGGGCAGCCTTTCCACACCATAACACAAAACGTGTACGAAGTTAGCTAATATTCAGCGAATTTAAAACAGCACTTTGCACGATTTGCGGGGGTTCTTTTTCTGAGTGTGTGAAGGTTAGGTCATAACCAGTCATGTCACCAAGTGCAACACCTGTCATAAACGAGCCTGCGGTCATGTCCATGCCACGAGCAAGGCCCATAGCCCAGTAATCGCCTGCATTTGTTTTCACGATAGCCACAAGACGGGCAACACTCAGCAACTTCACCTCATTGCGCTTCGCGGTGGACAGCTTGCGCAGCTTGATGTTCAGTTCAGCAGAGTTGAACACCGTGCCATTTTCCACGCTGGGAGTGATGGTGTTGGTGAAACTTGCGGTGTCTTTAGGCAACTCGTACTTGAAGAACGCCTTGCCGCCGTTCAGGGTCATTGCGGACACTTCGCCAGAGGCTGAAGTGTAAGAGGATACGCCCTCATATTCGAGGAGCCATATTTTGTCTACTCCACCGACTGAATCTTTGCAGTCATGTGAAAATCCGGTTGTTAGTATGCAACTCATGTCTTTTTCTTAGGGTTTAAAAAGAAAGGGCGGGCAATTTTACCCGCCCCTTCGGTTAATGTTTCCTGTCTAATTACAGGGTGAAGTACACAATTTGAGTTGGGAAAGCAACCTGAACACCGTATTTGAACTCAGCGTTGAAGATTACGTTTTTCTTAACCGGGTCGCTGATGAACTCGAAGTTCTCTTCTTCGCCTACAAGGTCAGTTCCAATGAAGTAGTTTGACCAGTAGCTGAAGTGGATTTTGTTTGAGCCATTCAACCCGGGCAGGCCATACACCTTTGTTCCGGTGATAGGTTCAATTACCATGAACTGCTCACCTGTTTCAGGATTGTAGTGATAGTTGTTAGCGGCAATCAGGTGCTGCTTGTACAGCAGGAAGGTATCAACGCCCATAGCGAAGAAGCGATCTTCTTTGGCCAAGATAGCCTTGCCATCGGTAGAAGCCTGAGCCTGGTTAATCATCTTCAGGATGGCATCATCAATGTTGGCAACGGTCAAAGAAGTAAGCTGAGTCCAGCCGCCACCAGTTGCGGGGTTGCCTTCGATAGGGTCACCTGCGCCACCGAATCCAAGAGCGGTCAAGATGGTGTTGAAACCATCGAACTGGTTTGCAGCGATAGTGCCTTGCCAGATGTCTTCTTCGAGAGCGTCTGCAATCTTCGCGATTTTCTCGTTTCCGATTTGGTCAGCGAAAGGCAACTCATTGTCGCCGCCTGAACCAGCAGCCATTTGGGTCTGCATCCACTTGGTTTTGAGCGTCTTAGGGCACAGGGTTTCATAAACCTGAATGTCACCCACGGTCAAAGTGCGCTTGCTGAAGGTGGTGCTTCCGCTGGTGGTTGGTTCGCAACCGTTAGCCTGGAAGAAAACGGTGGAATCTAGGATGTTCAGGATGTCGGAGGTCTTAATTCCGGGGATAACCTGCCCGGCTGCCTGAAGCATACCGGCTGTTTTGCCTCCGAAGAGGGCTTTGTACAGGATAGGAAGGCGGTCTTCTTTCCCGTAGTTGTCGAGGTCAGTTACTACGAATGCCATTTTTATTTGTTGGTTTTAATTTTTCGGATTGATTCAGC